CCTAGTGCTGTGTGGGCTCGTTCTTCTAGTCAACACTACGACTGGTTGTACTCGCTGTTCACCGAGCTTGGGGGAGAATATACACACCGATATAAAAAAGAACACAGTACGATTAAACTGCTTAAAGACCTTTTAAGAAAGGCACCTAATAATTTACAAGACAATGGTTGGGTAGAACCGCCACCTGCAATGTCACATTATCCACAATGCATAGTACCTGGTGATAGTATTCAATCATATAAAAATTATTACATAGAGGCAAAAGCATATTTTGCTAAGTGGACTTCTAGACCTATACCACAATGGTTTAGTGAGGGAGTGCAATGAGAGAATTTATTTACGATTCATGGCACGGCGTAATGGACCATGATAAGAATCCATTAAGACATATACCTGATTTACAAGTTAGACATATGATAATGCAGGTCTTATCATTTATATGGTCAGGTGTTTTTGCAGTTTACATTGTAGATAATATTTGGGCATTTGGTATTAGTGCTATTGCTCATCTACTTTTTGTGGCCGCTATTGTCATTACAGTAGGCACATTTAAAATAGCAGAAAAAAGTAGAGCATATATAATACTAAGAGATAAAAAAGGTAATCCATACAAATATAATTTACCAGAAGGCGACAAAGGAGATTATTCAGGACACAATGAGTAAAAAATTAGATAAAGTACCATTCAGATTTTATGCAGATAAAAAATATCAAGAGTATATTACACTAGAGGCTGGTGGTTCTGATGGATATAAAGACAATAAAGAATTTTATGGTAAGTGGTGGGAAACATTACCAGATTCAAGAGACTACGGAAGTTTTGGGTTTAAACAACCTATTGACGGTAACCCAATTAGAAAAGATGCCTATGATGATTCTAAAATCAATGGCGTAGTAAAAGATAAATATAAGAGTTAGGAATAAAAATGCCAACATATAGATTTAAAGACCATAATACAAATAAGATATGGGAAGACTTAATGACCATAGCTGAAATGGAAAAGTTTAAGAAAAAGAGGCACATTGAATTATTGCCACCTACTCAAATGAATATTGTATCTAGTACAGGTCAATTAGATTCAAAAATTGACGGTGGATTTAAAGAAGTGTTCTCAAAGATATCAGAAGCACACCCAAATAGTGCGTTAGCAGACCGCTACGGCAACAAAACTGTTAAAGAGACACAAGTAGACAAACTAAGAAATAAACACAAAAACCGTATCTTAAAAGGCGGTGGAAGATAAATATAACTGATACTATCGAGAAACTACAACACGCCACAAAGTGGTCACTAAGTTGAGTAGTCAATCCGATAAGGTATCATTAAAGAAGTTCCGCGGACTTCATAAAGGACATACATGGCAGACTTTGACTTTTTAGAAGGTTTTGATACAAGTGGTGATTGGGGTTTTTCCTCGGTTGCAGAGAAACCTTCAACGCCTACACAATCAGATAAGAAAGCTACAGAAGCCGTAGTTAAGCAATCAGCAGAATCTACTGCCAAGGCAGTATCAAGCGAAGTTGTGAATAGACTAGAAAGTAAACTAGATCAAATCAAAAATCTAATTAGTTCAACTAAATCTGAAATTAAAGATAAGAATGAAACAGAATTAGAAATCACTAAGAAACAATTAGATGATGAGTATGATTTAAGAAAAGATAATATTAATAAGGAGATGAAAGAGAAGTTTGCTAAGTTAGAAAAACTTATCATACCTTTATTAATTAAATTAGCAAAATCACCTGAAGCATATATTCATTGGCCAAACAGAGCTGCGGTCATTGAGGATCAGGTAAAAAAGATTGTAGAAATTACAAGGGGAGCATAATGAAAGATAATTGGAACAAATGTTTAGAAGCGATATTACATCATGAAGGTGGTTATGTAAACCATCCGAAAGATCCAGGTGGCGAAACAAATCTAGGTGTAACTAAAAGAGTATATGAAGAATTTGATGGCACTAAAGATATGAAAGACCTAACAGTAGAAGATGTATCACCAATATACAAAAAAGGTTATTGGGATAAACTAAAAGGTGATGACTTACCTAATGGTTTAGACCTATGTGTATTTGACTTCGGAGTAAATGCAGGACCTGGTCGTGCTGCTAAGTTTTTACAAACACAAATCGGTACAGTAGCAGATGGCGGTATCGGACCTAACACATTAAAAAAGTTAAATAAACATATTGAAGATAACGGACTACAAGATACGATTGAAGAATATCAGGGCAATAGACAATCATACTACGAAAATTTAAGAAACTTTAGCACTTTCGGTAAAGGTTGGTCTAGACGAGTTGATGAAACACTAGAACTAGCGCTTGACTTTATCAAGTAAATCTGTTATACTAATATTATGAATCAAATGAACACATTTTTACAAGATAGGTACGATATGAAAACATTCAATCATGTTGATTTATCTAAGTTTAATCCTAAACTCACTTTACCAGATGTCACTACCCAAACTATACAGGGTAAACGATTTTATGTAACACCAGAAGGTAACAAATATCCTTCGATTACCACAGTTCTATCTGGAAAAGGTAATGAGGGTATTATTAAATGGCGTGAATCTGTAGGTAATGATGTAGCAAATCAAATAATGAGAAGTGCTGCTAAACGAGGTACAGCAGTTCATCAATTAGTTGAAGATTATTTAAACAATGATGAACTATCTAAACAAGATGTACTACCTGTCGCACTATTTACTTTACTAAAACCTGAACTAGATAAGATAAATAATATAGTAATGCAAGAGGGCGGCCTCTATAGTGATAATTGGGGTGTTGCTGGTCGTGTCGATTGTATTGCAGAATATGAAGGCAAATTATCTGTAATAGATTTTAAAACATCTACGAAAGAGAAAAAAGAAGAATGGATAGAAAACTATTTCATTCAAGGTTCTGCTTATTGTGAAATGTACGAAGAAAGATTTTCAGGTAAAATCGATCAAGTAGTAATCCTCATAGTCACCGAAGATGGTGGTGTACAAGTTTTTAAAAAAGATAAGAGACCTTTTTTGCCTTTACTTAAAGAAGCAATAGGGGAGTTCAATAAAAACTTTACAATCAAAAATGAGTAACACATTAAAAACAATACTAAAAATAACAATTATAATTATACTATTCTGTTTCATTTACAACAGTTTAAATGCTAAAAGGCATTGGGGTGATGAAGATTTATATCAAGTCAATGTACCTTTGTTCTGTGGTGAAACTGCTTTCATGTTCCAAACATCTGCTAATAAAATGGGAGAAGTACCATTAATGGCAGGAGAAGTTAGAGAACTTTCTTCACAAAATGGCAAACTACTAGGAATAATATCATTTTCATATAACGAAGAAACAAACTCTGGTACCTTAATGATGAGTATGCCTACATCAGGCGAAACTTGTTTGTTAGCATATGGATTGAACTGGACTTTTTTTAATGAAACACTACTAGGTAATAAACAAATTCTTGATGAAGATAATGAGAGTAAACAGTAGGGACCTCGGGGCAGTACCGAGCGGCTCCACCAATTTTAAATAGACCTATAAGGGGCCGAAATAGGATTGACCGCTGACTAGAAATCGTATTGGAGAGGATAGTCCAAAGACTTTAAACTAAACACAAAAGCAAACTTTAATGAGTATGCATTAGCAGCATAAGCTGTTAGGGGTTTGCCAGTACCTTGCAACAGAAACTGGCATTGCTTGACAATAGTACAATAATATAGTATAATAAACATATGATAATAACACCAAACAAATTTGCCTTACTAGTAGAAGATATAGTTAAAACAAAAAGAATCTCTTACATAGATGCCGTAGTATTATACTGTGCTGATAATGGTATAGATCCAGGAACAACAAAGTCTATGATTAATAAAAATCTCAAAGAGAAGATAGCATTTGAGGCACAAAATCTTAATATGTTGAAAGAAAAGACAGCAAAACTACCAATATAAAAGTGAATGGTTTTGAAGTATATAAAATCTATCTGGCAGTTAAACTCCACTTCACAAGTAAAAACCAGTCTTATGACTTTCATAAGCACAACGGCAGAACAACTGCAAGACTGGAAACATTTACTAAAAGAAGGGATAGGTATTTCTTTCATAAGCTTAGTAAATCTTATAACGATAAGTCTATTGTTGATTACTTCCTTAGTAATTTTGTTTCTAATACTAATTTATGGGTTGGTGACATCATTGGCAAAAGTGGTGATGAAACTTACAAAGAATGGTCTAAAAAAATAGAATCATTACAATACTATTTTGAGCAAGATATAGATTATATAATAGAAAGAATGACTACTAAAGATATAAAATTTAATGATCTATACTTATCTGTAAAGGGTCAACACCCACCGATAGTTAAAATGTTTCTAGCAAAAAAGATTAACTTTGAATCTCTTATAATACTAGATGATATATTAAAGTTCACAAAAAATTTGTCATTGAATATTACAGAGACAGTACTATGGCCTAAACTTAATGATAGAATGAAAAGATACAGACCTTTCTTATCGTATAATATTACTAAGTTTAAATTGACATTAAAGAAAAAATTAAAGGAGATATAATGGAAGAAATAAAAGATGTAAAAATATCGCATATGGTATTAGGCACCACAATAGCAAAATTTGATTTACCTATGAGATTAGTAGATGATTTAAATAAAGCATATGATAAAAGTAAAGAGGCAATGCCATATCATAATAGTCAACTTGCTGGTAAAATTAAAGAAGAAAAATTAGTTAATGCCATACTCACAGATGAAATGAAAGGCACTTTTCTAGGTTGTTTTAAGAAGTATCTAGAACTAGCACAGAAACCTTTTTGGGTTTGTTTACCAGAGAACGCATGGATAAACGATATGTATGCAGGAGAGTATAATCCTTTACATTTTCATTCTAGTAAAATGACAGACTTAGGACTATCTTCAGTATTTGTTTTAAAAAGACCAAGCACATATGGTATCGAAGCTTCTAAAGAAAATGATCCAACAAATGGTTGGTTACAATTCGCTGGTGGCGATCAATCACCTATTTCAATTTCACAATTAGCAGTAGATGCTAAACCAGGTGAGTTCTATGTTTTTCCATATACTTTATTACATGGTGTATATCCATTTAACGGTACCGAAGAGGCAAGAAGAACAATGTCATACAACTGTAACTTATTCAAAGAATCGGCAGTTACGAGAAAGGACTAAAATGGCAGACGAAGCAGCAAGATTTACGGCAGAACATTCAATAATGGATTCTAACTTAGAAATCGGTAAATTAAAACATCTAATTGAAGTTAGAGATTATAAAATAAAAAGTTTAAAAAAACAACTTGAAGTGCTTGACAAAAGCATCAAAAGATGTTATAATATAGTTAATGCAAAAGAAAACTAATTACTTTCTTTTTATAGTGCAAGGAAGAGGCTTTCACCAGAGGGTCGAACTTGACAGTTTAGGGGTTGTTCCCAGGTTTGTAACTTTACCAGTTATGGATCACACTCTCGACAGAGAGAAACTGGTTGATGGCGTATAGGATGGAATCCGGTCGTTGTCTTGTGGGTAATTCCAAAGTCCCACCTATTATGCGTTATAAATAATAATGTCGATTAATACAGACACATACAAATACAATTATACATACAAGGAGATATAATATGAATACAAGTATTGCAGCGTTAAAACGCTCAAAATCAAATCTAGATACTCTAGTCAGCGAACTAAACAAAGTTGCTGAACCTCAAAAACAATCAAACTCATATGCTGATGATAGATTCTGGAAACCAGAATTAGATAAATCAGGTAATGG